CATATCAAAATGGAATGTTAGTAATGTAATTAGTATGTGTAATATGTTTTATGACAGTAAGTTTAATCAAGACATATCGAAATGGGATGTTAGCAATGTATATGATATGTCTTGGATGTTTAATTCTATGGATTTTTGAAATGAATAAAATAGTAGCAAAAGATAATGAACATTTAAAAGATTTAATCAAACAAGAAATAGAAAAGAATGGTCCTAATTGTGATTTGAACCATATAGATGTTAGTAACGTAACTAATATGAATTTTTTGTTTTCTAGTAGTCCATTTAATGGTGACATATCAGATTGGGATGTTAGTAATATAACTGGTATGGCTTGGATGTTTTCCAATTCTAAGTTTAACGGTGACATATCGAAATGGGATGTTAGCAATGTAACTAATATGTCTTGTATGTTTCGTGGTGGTAAATTTAACCAAGACATATCCGAATGGAATGTTAGTAATGTAACCTGTATGTTTAGTATGTTTTCTGATAGTCAATTTAAGCAAGAAATATCAAAATGGGATGTTAGTAGTGTAAATGATGTGTCTTATATGTTTTATAATAGTCAGTTTAACAGTGACATATCGAAATGGGATATTAATAATCTAACTGATACGTATTGTGTGTTTGATTCTATGGATTTTTAATATGAACAAAATAATAGCAAAAGATGTAGAACATTTACAATCATTAATCCATCAAGAAATGGAAAAGAATGGTCCTAATTGTGATTTGAACCATATAAATGTCAGTAATATAGTCGATATGTCTTATTTATTTAAGTATAGTAGTTTCAACGGCGACATATCAAAATGGGATGTCAGTAATGTAACTAATATGTATGCTATGTTTTCTTATAGTCAGTTCAACGGTGACATATCGAAATGGGATGTTAGTAATGTAACTGATATGGCTTTGATGTTTCATACTAGTAAGTTCAATAATGACATATCTAAATGGAATGTTAATAATGTGACCAGCGTGTATGCTATGTTTTATAAGACTCATTTCAATCAAGACATATCAAACTGGGATGTCAGTAATGTAACTGAAATGTCTTATATGTTTTATGATAGCATGTTTAACAGTGACATATCGAAATGGGATGTTAGTAATGTAACTACTATGTTTAATATGTTTTCTTATAGTCAGTTCAACGGTGACATATCTAAATGGAATGTTAGTAATGTGACTAATATGTATAATATGTTTTATGATAGTAAGTTTAATCGAGATATATCAAAATGGAATGTTAGTAATGTAACTGATATACATTATATATTTAATTCTATGGGTTTTTGAAATGAAAAAACTAATAGCAAAAGATAAAGAACATTTAAAAGATTTAATCAAACAAGAGATCGAAAAGATTGGTCCTAATTGTGATTTGAACCACATAGATGTTAGTAATGTAACTGATATGTCTTGGATGTTTTGTAATAGTCAGTTCAACGGTGACATATCAAAATGGGATGTCAGTAATGTAACTGAAATGTCTGGTATGTTCGATAATAGCTCGTTCAACGGTGACATATCAAACTGGGATGTCAGTAATGTAATTGAAATGTCTTATATGTTTTATGATAGTCCGTTCAACGGTAACATATCGAAATGGGATGTCAGTAATGTAACTGATATGTTTAATGCGTTTGCTTATAGCCAGTTTAATGGTGACATATCTAATTGGGATGTTAGTAATGTAACTAGTATGTATAATATGTTTCGTGGTAGTCGATTTAATCAAGATATATCGAATTGGGATGTCAGCGAGGTAAGTGATATGTATTATATGTTTAATTCTATGAGTTTTTGAATATGAAAAAAATAATAGCTAAAGATGATATACATTTGAGATCATTAATCCATCAAGAAATGGAAAAGAATGGTCCCAATTGTGATTTGAACCATATAGATGTTAGTAATATAATTAATATGTCTTATATGTTTTATAATAGTCCGTTCAACGGTGACATATCTAATTGGGATGTTAGTAATGTAACTAGTATGTTTTGTATGTTTGAAACTAGTCAGTTTAATACAGACATATCAAAATGGGATGTTAGTAATGTAACAGATATATCTTATATGTTTTATGATAGTCCGTTTAACGGTAACATATCGAAATGGAATGTTAGTAATGTAACTAATATGTCTTATATGTTTGCTAATACTCCGTTCAACGGTGACATATCTAATTGGGATGTTAGTAATGTAACTAGTATGTATAATATGTTTCGTGGTAGTCGATTTAATCAAGATATATCGAATTGGAATATTATCAATGTAAATAATGTGTATGGTATGTTTAATTCTATGGATTTTTGAATATGAATAAAATAATAGCTAAAGATAAAGAACATTTAGAAAAATTAATCCAAGAAGAGATTAAACTGAATGGTCCTAATTGTGATTTGAACCATATAATTGTTACTAATGTAACCAATATGTCTTGGATGTTTTATACTAGTCAGTTTAACGGTGACATATCGAAATGGGATGTTAGTAATGTAACTGATATGAAATATATGTTTTATGATAGTCTATTTAATAATGACATATCAAATTGGAATGTTAGTAATGTAACTGATATGCGTTGTATGTTTGCCTATAGTCAGTTCAATCGAGACATATCGAAATGGAATGTTAGTAATGTAATTGATATAGCGTATATGTTTCATAATACTAAGTTCAACTATGACATATCCGATTGGGATGTTAGTAATGTAACTTTTATACGTTGTATGTTTAATTCTATGAACTTTTGAATATGAAAAAAATAATAGCAAAAGATAAAGAACATTTAAAAGATTTAATCCAAGAAGAGATTAAACTGAATGGTCCTAATTGTGATTTGAACCATATAGATGTTAGTAATGTAACCGATATGTCTTATGTGTTTTGTGATAGCCGGTTCAACGGTGACATATCGAATTGGGATGTCAGTAATGTAACTAATATGTCTTTTGTGTTTGCTACTAGTACTTTTAATCAAGACATATCGAAATGGGATGTCAGTAATGTGAATGATATGTCTTATATGTTTTATGATAGTAAGTTTAATCGAGATATATCGAATTGGGACGTCAATAAGGTAAGTGATATGACATATGTATTTAATTCTATGGATTTTTGAAATGAAAAAACTAATAGCAAAAGATAAAGAACATTTAAAAGATTTAATTAAACAAGAAATAGAAAAGAATGGTCCTAATTGTGATTTGAACCATATAGATGTTAGTAATGTAACTAATATGTATGATTTGTTTTATAATAGTCCATTTAACGGCGACATATCGAAATGGAATGTTAGTAATGTAACTAATATGTCTTATATGTTTCAGATTAGTCAGTTTAACGGTGACATATCTAAATGGGATGTTAGTAATGTAACCAACATGTTTGGTATGTTTAATGATTGTCCATTTAATCAAGATATATCGAAATGGAATGTTAGTAATGTGACCATTATGTCTTATATGTTTACTAGAAGTCCGTTCAATGGTGACATATCAAAATGGAATGTTAGCAAGGTAACTGATATGTCTTGGATGTTTTATAATAGTCAGTTCAACGGTGACATATCGAAATGGGATGTTAGTAAGGTAATTAATATGGATTGTATGTTTGACTATAGTCAGTTCAATCAAGACATATCGAAATGGGATATTATCAAAGTAACTGATATGGCTTATATGTTTAATTCTATGTATTTTTGAATATGAAACAAAAATAGCAAAAGGTTGAGATGTCTAAATATTTTAAACAGTAATTAAATCTAATGTTTCGAATGCAAAATTACAACTGAAACTACATATCTCACTTCTACCAAACAGTAAAGGTAAATTACCAATATCTGTTAAAAAGCAATTTTTAAATATTAATGTAGAAACTAATTTATTGGCGTTATCGTAATTATCGATTGAAATTTCATCTATTCTATTTAATCTCAAATAGTCCATACTATTGAGAGTATTTTCTTTACGTTCACCTAATCTAGTTTCCATGATTAATGACCAAGCAGCATAATAATTCAATAATGCGTCATCGATCATAAATTCAATAGTAACAACACTGTCATTTCGGTAACCAACTGGCGTAGGATGGTATTGCCTATCATGTCCCATTGTAGTATTCAGTAATTTAAGATTAATGTTCGGTATGGTCACTTTTCTAACATAATTGTCGAACACTGTGGTATTTAACGGTTTACCGGTTAAATTTGGCCAATTACTAAAACGTAATTTGTAATGGTTACTATTATATGAATTAACTGATATTGTTGTTTCTGACATATTTTAAAATCTTTATTACTATGAAGCCTATCACCCACTAAAGATGGGTGATTTTTCAGCATGACAAGCAGTCAAGCTGCATGTTATGACTGATTCCTGCTCAAGATTGCTAATGCAACCAGTATCAACAGGCTTAATGGATTTATCCATTCCCGCACTTCCTACGGTATTTCCAATAATCCATATTATATTTATATAAGTTGCATTTTAAATTTTGCATTTTTTTAGCGGAAATTCATATTACACACTAAAGATGCGTAATATGAATTTCCGCACCAGTATAAATATATATATAGTATTTATAAGGATTTTTGTTTTGGAAAATATTAATAATTCTTTGGAAAAGTTAGAATATACGACGTCTGATTTAAATCTAACGGCTAAAAAATTACATGATTTAATGTTACTAAATTCATATAAAAATTTGGATAAATACCATCTGGAAAAGTCAAATGAAATATGTATTCTTTTATCTAATTTTTATAAAAAATATTCTAACAATTTAACAAAAGACGTTGATAAAACGGTAGAAGAAGAAAAATCTCCTTTATTTACTAATATATCAAATACATTTAAAGAAGCTTTTGATAAACAGACTGATGATAGTAATATACAAGATTTATTGGGCAATAATAGAATCTTATATACAGAAGATATTAAAGTTGAATCTATTTTATCTAATATAGATAAAAGTTTGACCATACTAACTAAAGAAGAAAAAAAAGAAAATGAGATGACAGCCGGAGATAAAAAATTAAATGTTTTTCAAGCCATAAAAAGTAAAAACCCAAAAACAAAAGAAGATTCTGGATCAAAAATTAAATCGGTAGTCGGTAACGGTGTAACAAATTTATTAGGCAACATCGGCAATAAATTGATAAGTTTTTTGTCCTGGGTAGCTAATCCTGCGATAGTGACAGCTGTTGTTGGTGGAGCAGTGGCTATCGGAACATTGCCGTTATCCATAGCTTTATTCGGCGGCATATATTTATTAATTAATGCAATTAAACCTATGCTTAATAATCTAATAGAAACTAGTAAAGTTATTAGAGATTTTATATTAGATAAAGTTGATAAATTGTTTGAGGCATTCATGCCAGCTATACAGTTTTGGGGTTCAATGTTTAAACGTATAGAAAATGGAATCAACACAGTCATAAATGTATTCAAAAATCCATTCACCTCTATTAATTCATATTTTAAATCATTAAAGGATGACCTAAAGGAAGCTTATAATATTACATCGGGTTCTAAAATTGCAGAAATAGATAAGTATAAAAATAAGACTAATGGTAATTTGATGAATGACGTTTTGCAAAATCCTATGTTAAACAGTATTTCTTCTTTTCACGATATGGTCAAAACCAATCTAAAAGATATAAACAAAACCATATTGAAAATATATGAAAAACCCATATCTAAACAAAAAAATGAAAATACACCTTATCAAGTTACCCAAGTCTCAAATACAATCGATAACGACATAAAAATAGCTGATATTAGGAACGAATTTAAATTGATGTTTAGTAAGTTAACTAATCCTGTTGAAGAAATTAGAACAGCTTTTATCAATTACATAAATGACCGAGATAACATAAAAAGTAAATCCGTTACGGCTACATCTGAACATATACAAAATAATAATAAAAGTACCGAAACTAACTTGATGAAAAATAATGATACTGTTACAAATATTTCTAATATCGCTAAAGTAAATCTCAAGACTACTGAGGAATTGTTACGTTCGATAAATAGTAATATTGAAAAATTGTTAAAACTGGAAAACAAAGATATAAAAGAAACTAAAAAAGATTCAAGCCTTTTCGGTTTATGGTCTTCACAGGGCATATAATGGCGAAATTTACAATATTTGATTCAAATTATTCACAACAGGATAAAAAGCCTACTAAACGTATGTCCTTGTCATTATATCCGACAGAAATGTCTAAAGCTTTATTAACCCAAGTAGGTTTGCCTATTGTGCCAGAAGTAAGCTGTATATTAGATGAAATGCCTGACATAAAGATGAATTTTGAATGGAAACCGGGATACGGTTCACAATTTGCCAATTATATAGACGTGTTAGCCGGAACGGACGATCAAAAAGATAATCCGGTAGCCAGTAAACTTATTTCTACTATTTTTAGTATTTCTAAGATTACCGCAGGCAAAGGGTATGTTCAAATGCCACACACAAATCAATTTTCACAAAATACACTAGAAAAAAGTAGCATTCTTGGTCTAAATTTAAAATTTAGGATTTACAAAGAATCTAATTTGTGGTCTGATTATAGAAGATATAATTTACAAATATCGGATTATAAAAAATGGTTACAAGTTTTATTTACTGCGGTCATGCCATTACGTATATACAATATCAGTAGTGCTTTAGAAAATATTAAAGATATTTTGGCGGCTAGTACTAATGAAGATTCGCCGTTATTAAATTTAGTAAGAGAAGCCAAGGATTTAGGTAATAATACTATCGAATTGGTACAAACGTTCGATTTAGGTACTCATGGTCCAAAAATAGTGGATAACATAACTAATATTGATGAATTTTTGAAAAATCCAGATATAAGAGGACATATTTCGTTTAGATTAAATATACCAGGATTATTGAAATCGTCTGACACTGTTGACTGGATTGTAACCAGTATGGATGCTAAACCGTCTTTAGAATTTATAACGATAAATAATAGACCTAAACCTTTATATATGGACTTTGATGTTAAATTAGAAACTAACCAGGAATTGTCAAGAAACCAGATAGTTAGTATAATAGATATTGGGCAATTATCTGACATTCCGAAAATGGATATAAATGGCAATCAAATAAAGTTTGATGAAAATGGTAAAATTATAAAACAAACTGAAGAAGATGTCGACGATAATTATGATAAGGAAGATTCAACTAAAAATAATCCAAATGAAACGGAAGAAGAAAAAATGAGAAGAAATAGTGACGAATATTTTGAACAATATGGTAATACTGACTAATGGATAATCAAGATAATATAAGAGAAACAATATTTCATGGATTAAATCCTGTAGCACCGGCTGATAAAACGTCGGTGCAAACTAAAAGTGATACGATAAATAATATTCCAATTGTTACTGGACAAGAATTAGAAAGCAAAATAGACTTTTCAAAAGTGGATAAATCAAGTACACCGATAAATTTCGGAAAATCGGTCAATACTGCTAATTTGTGTAAAATATACGGAAACAGCTTATTTACATTAGATCCTGGTGATGGAATGAATTCGATAACAGGTGTATTACAAGAATTGCCGACTATTAATGCCACTGCTACTTGGACTGATTCCGGAAATACAACGATCGCCGATCTATTTAATAAATTGTACAATCATGACCTGGTTCAGGGTGCTAGTTTAATAGTCGGTGCCGATGCTGGCAAAATGACTAAGACTGGTGGTTTTACCACCAGAATATATAGTGGACCTGGAAAAACAACATTTAACTTAAGATTTAGAATATATTCTGAACAGTCTATTGGTCCTAACAATAATACCAGTATAACTGATACTATAGTTATGTTGGTATTCTACAGTATGCCTAAATATGAATTGAGTGTAAATAATTTGACACAACAATTTTTGAATATTAAAGATAAATGGGCAGATACTATCACAGATGATCAAAGCCGCGCATCAATTTTAAACAGCGTATTCAAAGCTGGAAAAGACATAGGCAATGCGATTTTGGGTAACAATGAAGATGGGAAAAAAAATACAAAGACAGATAAAGATTTATTGGACAGGCTTAGTGCGACCGTAGATGCAGTAGGAAATATTGCAGACTCGGCTTTAGGCAAATATGCCGAATTTACGTACAACGACCATGATCGTATATATAGTACACAGAACGTAAGTTCTGGCAATTTTGGTGGTAATTTGTGGTTACTCAATTTGATGCCTGGTATATTTAAAAATGCTATTCCTGTATTTATTAGCAATTGGTCTTTTAAATTTTCTAAAGAATTAAATAAATATGGAAATGGTCCAGTTTACGCTGATTTTGAAATTGGATGTGAGATGGATCAAGTTAAATATGCCGGTTGGTGGTTAGAAAATTTGTCAGATTAAATTTAAGATAAAATATAAAAATTATATTTTATGTTATTTTATAATTTGAATCACATAATAACGTTTTTAAACTAAAACGTGTATAAATATATATATACATTCAAAAACGATAAATGGTATAAAATGATAAATATAGCTAATAGAATAAATATGTTTAAAACTGTAACCGTTGATGAAATTGACCAAAAAGACATATATTCTATCGATTTCAAATCGTTTGATTTCGGTGAAGTACAATATTCACCTATTAAAGAAAATGAATATGCTAGACCTGATTTAATTTCGGCTAGGCTTTTAGGTACAGCGAGTTATTGGTGGTTTTTGATGTGGTTTAATGGTTTTTCTGATGCATGGAATGATTTGATGCCTGAAACCATAGTAAAATATCCATCCATTAATAAGATACGTGAAGCTATAAAGGTATACGGTAACAATGCTTAATTTTATAGACATTTTTAACATTAATTCAACAGTATCACCAATAAATCGTGATGAAATTGAAAATGGTTTTTTCTCAGAAGTTTCTAATGGATTTGTTTTGTGTAATTATAATGAACTGATTACCACTATCAAAGAGATAAATTCGTCCAATGTGTATGATATAAGTACCAATAGTGATGAATTATTTAAAACATTAAATAATCCAGGCAGTCCAGTAAATGTTGCGATGGTTGTAGAAGGAATTAGATATAATAATAAACATTATTCAGACAAAGCTATAATAAACGTAGAAGAAAAAGATTTAGCTTCCTTCGAATCGTATTCTGTGTTTTTCAAATCTGAAATTAAAAATTTAAAAAATGCTATATTTAAGAAATTACTATGGAATTATGAATGTGTTGATGCTTGGTTTAATAATTCTAATGTTAAATTAACATTGTCAAGCAAAGAAAAAATAATTAATGATTATGATATTTTTAATAAATATATTTTGAATACAACGGATTATATAGATTTTATAAATTGTCAAGACAAAACCATAAAAGATAACGTAATTAAGGCTTTACGAAAATATATAAAACCGATATTAGATAAATATCGTCACGAAATAGTCATGCATTTTAATAATATCACCGATAATGAACTCAGTATTAAAATAAAAAATCCGATAATTTCTAAAATTTATGTTATTAGTAATGTTGCAAACATTTGCAAAAAGGAATGGCCTAAACTTCCGATAATTGGTATTGATAGAAAGTCTTTTGAGAATTTGCTATTATTTAAAAAAGTTTAAGGAATTATCTATAAAATGATTACACAAATAATACACGCCGATGGAAATTATATTAGAAGATTCAATTCTGACAGTACACAAGTTATAGCTGACGGCAATTGGGGTCTAGATACAACAGGAAATACGGATTTAAATGGTGAAATATCATCAGAAACCGTTAATGATAAAAAGAATCTAGCAGATGGCGCAAGTCAGGAACAAATTGATGCTGGTCAAATTAGATTTAATAGTGACGTTTTAGATTATAAAATTAAAGCTATAATAAGAAATGTTGTATTGAAATACGACAGTGCGTTAATTGATTATGACTTTAACTATTTAAACGATAATCCGTTATATCCAAAAGTAGTGACAGTTTTGGTTGACGAAGATAATATACCTAAATACAGTTATCAAATACCATTTAATTTTATGATTGTTGACCCCTTGGGAATAGACGGGTCTTGTTTGGAAGCATATGTAAACAATTTGCCATTTTTTAAAGCGCTCAGGAATAATCCAAATGATACAGAAGTCCATGTAACTGAATATAATGATCCAACTGAATACGGGTTCAACCCCGATCAGGTAATAGGAATATTTCATGATGTAACAGATGTAGCTAATGTAGATTTAGTTTACGATTGTACAAAAATAAATGACATTTTAACAGCTAAATCGTATTATAATTATAAATTGACGTTATCTGGACATAATTATTTCGATGATGATATTAATTCAACTGATGAAGAAATTGCTAATTTTGAAACAGCTTTAACTAATGGGATAGAAGCTGAAATAATAGATGCTTGGAACAACGCATCTGGAATTAAATTTAAATTTTTTGACATTGCTGGAAATATCACCTATTATGTAATGCCGAAAATACATATAACAACCGTAACAATAGATACTATAAAAAACATAAATAAATTGTTAATTTCTTTCAAAGACATTTACCCAGAAGATTTAGATTTATCAAATGGCAAAATAGGAAAAGCGACTATTGTTGCTAAAAATTTAAATAAAGATTTATTAAACGGTGTTATAAGGATAGGCCTACTGCCTGATTCCAGAGGGTCATTATTGGATTTTAGTTACAATAGTTATTTAGAAAATGAAAATGGTTTTTTAAATTATGCCACAATTGATGTAGATAACATCATAGATGCTGGTTATGTAAAAGCGTATGCATACATCGACCTTAATCTGAAGGGTGAATTAAGCTATATTAATGATTTAGTTTATCGTTTGACTTATAATACCGGTGATTTAGGTGCATTCATCACGGAATGTTTGGATAATAAACGAAAAATTAATATAAAAACATTTTTGCCATCATACTTAGAAGATTCAGAATTCGCGAATTTTGTAGATTTGACTGAAAAATATTTAAACCAAATGTTTTCACCAATAGATTCATACTGTTCTATAAGTGTATTAGAAAAAGTGTCTAGAATTTCAAATTTTAACAATATTGAGAAAATAGAAAAACCGTTATTTGATAAATATGCATACGAAAATGGAAATAATTTAGATTTGACTTTTAGTACAGTAAACAAACTTTTAAGTGTACAAAAAACAATTATGATCAATGAAACTGAAACAGATGTCATACAGGAATATGATCCTGAAAATGTAATGAGAACTGTATTGTCAATGACTAGTGTTATAAATGGAATAAAAGGAACTAATACCGTTATACCCTTAATTCTAAATATATTTGGTATACAATCTAAATTGTCAGAAGATCAGAACAACGAATTAAAGGTTAATATTATAAATATATCTGATGACGATTTAGATCTAATTAAACCGGAATTAGTAAAATTGTTAAACAAAGTAACACCGATTAATAAAAATTTTAAAGAAGAAGATATACAAAAATATGCGTAAATTTTGGACAAAAGAAAAATTAGGAAAACATAAAGGGTTATTAAGTACCATAGAAACTATATATAAAGCATATTCTAAAGTTAACGAAAGTGACTTGTTCAGAAAATTAAATAAATCTAAATTTAAATTAAAGAATAGTGATTCTGTTAACTGGAGTTCGATCTTAATTGAATCTGAATTGGATGATTTTTTAGATGACAGGTTCATCGATGCTGCTTTAGACGTAAATACAACGAGACCAGCTATAGGAAAAGGCGAATTTTTATTAGTATCATTGTTTAAAAACATAGCTTTTGCAACAGGATCAGGTGATTTAATAGATCTAGAAACAAAAGATAAAATAGAAATGAAAGGCCAAAATTCAAAATTATCATCAGGTAGTTCTAAATACAAATCTATGTCTAAGGGTATAATGTTTTATATTTACAAAATGTTTAATTTAGTACCTAGTCTTGATAAATTTGACCTAGTTTTTTGCCAATATATAAAAACGATCATAGCTGATGACGAAGATTCTATGTTTAAATTTTTTATGTTGACACAAAATACGAAAAAATCATATGAAGAAGTTGCCGATGGCGCAGTCAAAGTGTACAAAGAAAAGAAAAAACTATTAAGAACTGTAGCAGCTATGCATTTATATGCTTATATGCATGTTGAAAACAATGATTATTTGATTGCAACTACATCTAAATATTTTAGATGTTTTAAATGCCCAAATTCAATAGCCGAAGCCTATTCCATATTAGAAAATTTTGAAGTAAATGATTGGCGTATAGGAAGTTCAGGAATGTCCGTATCGTTGAAATAATGGAGGATTTGTGTCAGATAATATTAGTCAAAACATTTTACAAGATAAATCATTAACTAAAAATAATATAAATTTAGATTATGACCTTTACATTAGATCTGATAATCCGGATAAAGCTATAAGAATATCTAAAAATAATGTTATGAAAATTAGACTAATTGAAAATATGTTTACTATTTTGCCAACTATGAATATTGTTATTCAGGATAATCTTAGACTGTTTGACGTTTTGAAACTTAAAATAGGCGATCCTATATATTTGAAGATTAAACCTGTTAAATCCGGTGAAGATGATTCGATAATACATAATTTTATTAATACCAGAATGTCAATACGAAAAATTGATTCGATGGTAAATGAACAAGTTGGTACCGGAGTTTATTCTCTTACGTGTTGTTATGATGCTATAAAATTAATATCAAAAACTATATCTTACCCAGAAAAAACTCTTCTCAATGTTAATTTACAAGAAACTAGTGATCTGGTCATAAAAAATATATTAAGTAAGGTAGGAATTCCTGTTGTATCGGAAGTAACAGCGAACGATGCTATGTATTGGTTGAATGCTAAAAATAAAGTAAAACAATTTGTTGAAAAAGTGTTATCACATGCATGGATAGAAAATGACGACTTTCCTATTTATTTTACCGATATAAATGGTCAAGGCTGTTATACTTCCATAAAGACTATCTGTGATAAAACCACAGAGGCAAATTATAGTAATCCTAATAACGTTATGAATAATAACCTAAAAGACGTATTCATATATGAAAGTTTTAAACAATCCGAGTTTTCCGGTATATCTATGTTAGACGATGGTTATATACAAAATGCTATTGTGTATGATCCGATGAATAGAACAGGGTTATTGGATTTAACTGAATTTGTTCCAAATGATCAAGTTGATTTATTAAGTACATATCAATATGGGTATAGAAAATCGATTTATGATTCTAGAGATAATAAATTATCAAAAATATCATCTAAAGATGATGCCTTCGATGAATCGGAAATAAGCACTAAACATTTCAGTGGAACTCATTTCATCGATACTCACCAACATTATGATGTAGCTCCAATTCATAACAAAAACGCTAAACGAAACTTTTTTCAAAATTCAATAGAACTAATAATAGATTTAAATAAACAAGATTCTAAATTATTGAATTCCAAGAAAATGCCTAAACTGGGAACGAAAATATATGTAGATTTTTCTGGCGAAAATAGAATGAATAAAATATATTCCGGTGAATATATTATAGCAGGAATAACATATCAAATGATAAAAGATGATAGTTTTATGGGAAAATTGACTTTAGTAAATGATGGATATTATGGTACAGGAGTAATAAAATGAATTTAATAAATGACATTATAAAGAATAAAACTGATTTGAACAATTTTGATGATCTGATCGTGTCAGATGAATGTGAAAATAATGCTTATGAAAAGTGGACAGGCAAAGTTGTTAAAAATGATGATCCTATGAAACTTGGACGTATAAAAATTAGAATATTCGGTTATTATGACGATTTGGATGTGGCTAATATACCTTGGGCATTACCAGAAAACAATTACGTAGGTTCTACTAGAGGTACCTTAATTATTCCCGAATTAGGAACTTTAGTTAAAGGATATTTTGACAAGAATGACGAAATTAAACCTATATACAACGGTTTAGCGTTTAATGCTGATAACATCAGAAGTAGTCCTGCTAGAGAAGATATAGAAAGAGATTATCCTAATTTAATGGTAATATTTCACACTGATCAAGGCGAGTTGATAACATTAAATAAAAATGATGGCGAATTAAAAATTATTCATAGATCAGGTTCTTATATAGAAATAAATAAGACTGGAACTATTACTATAACTACTAATACAAATTTGGATAATGAATCTGGTCATGTAAATTTGAATATTGCTGGAAATATAGACGTACATTCGATAAATGGAAAAATAAATGTTATTGCTGATAAAGGTGATATTAATGTAGATAGTACTGCTGGTAATGTAAATTTAGGTAAAAATGCTGCCAAACAGTTAGTAAACAATTTGCCCAACTGTTTAGTTACCGGAGCTCCTCATTGTTTGGGAAACATTAACGTAAAAGTGTAATAATGAATTTTAGTGACATTTATAATAGTTTCAATATAAAACCAGAAGCCAGTGTTGAATATACGATGAAATTGTTTAAAAAGAGCATTAATGCTTATCTAAATTATTATTTCATGAATTATAAAAAACCATCGTTTTTTGTATCAGGAGTAGTAACAACCCCAGCCGGTGTATCAACGCCGTTAGTAGGAAACTTGGCTTCGTTAAGCTCATTTCAAATAAGTACCATTGACGAAAATTATATATTGAATAATTTGTCTAAATTTGGTTTTATAAATGGATTTTTTAAAACTATGACGGATATAATAAACAAATCATTATTTTTTGTTGATATTAAATTTTCAGGATTTCTTTTTCCACAGAATGTTAAATTAAATTTGACACCTTCGCCTATGTCTGAAATTTTTGAAAAAGAATTAAATACCAAGAAGCCTGATAATTATCAAATTTTTTGGCAATTCATGGACCAAAAAATAAATGAATTTTTTAAATTAAGTACGCCGATCACAATACCGTATAGTTCACCAGGAATTGCTACAGTTTTCAATGGTACGATTAGCGTAAAACTATAAATATAATATAAGATTTAGGAGACATTAATATGTATGGAACAAATGACAAAAACGTTTTCACTAGTGGAATACAAAATTTTAAGGATTTAGCTAAAAACTTTCTATTCCAGGTAGTATTCGAATTCGATAGTACATCCAAATTATCTAAAATGTTTGATGCGGAAGACTTGATGTTAAGGGCTAGAAGTATAACTACGCCTTCTAAAAAAACTAACAAATTGACAACACATTACATGGGTT